GTGGCATCGAATACGAACCAAGATGTAATTCAAATCTTGGCGTTGATGAACGCTGCCGGTTATGAGTTCTTGCGAAAGCATGACTGGCGAGAACTTACCAAACAACACACATTCACCACTACCTTTAGCGTAACGACAGGTGATGTGGTTGAAGATACATACACAATTACTAACATTCCATCGACTGCTGGGCTTGATACAACGTATCAGGTCGTGGGCAATGGCATCTCAAATGCTGCCTACATTGAATCGGTTGACTCAGCTACGCAAGTCACAATCAACTTACCCGCTACGGGGACGTATTTAGGCACTTCAATCACTTTTGAAAAGGTCAAGTACGATCTACCCTCAGATTACGAATCAACCGTTCCTAGAACCCATTGGGACAAATCAAAACATTGGGAAATGCTTGGACCTGAAAGCCCACAGCAATGGGAATGGTTGTTATCAGGCTTTATTGCTACTGGCCCACGGATTCGCTGGCGCTTGTTGGGCAAATACTTTCAGATTTGGCCTGGCGTTTCAACTAACGAGTTGTTGGGCTACGAGTATCGGTCAAAAGGCTGGGCATTATCCGACACAGGCGTAGTAAAAAATTCATTTACTGCCGACACAGATACTTGCATTTACCCAGACCGATTGATGGTATTGGCTACAAAGCTCAAGTATTTCGAGGCTAAAGGCTTTGATACCACAGCGATGTATCGCAACTATATTGAGGAATTTGAAATTGTTCGGGCGCAAGATACCTCGGCAGCTAACTTGTCGTTTGCACCACGCCCAGGCACGGTCTTGATCGGCTACGACAACATTCCTGATACTGGCTACGGGACAAACTAATGGCAAGCCGACTTGTTCAAGGTACGGCGGCTCGCGTTCAATCGTTGCCAGCGCCTATCGGTGGGTGGAACGTGCGTGACTCCATTGCAAACATGGATACGCTAGATGCCGTTCAATTAACCAATTTGTTCCCCACAGTCAACAATGTGGTGTTGCGTGGTGGATATACTAAATACTCCACCGGCATATCTGGTCAAGTCCAGACGTTGATGGGTTATTCAAGCGGTGCGACTGACGAATTGTTTGCTATTGCAGGAACGTCGATTTATGACTGTACTGCCGGCGGTGCGGTTGGCGCAGCGGTAAAGACAGGCTTGAGTAACGCAAAGTGGGAATATACCAACGTCACAACGCCTGCCGGCGGTTACTTGTATTTGGTCAATGGCGTAGATGCGCCGTTACTATATAACGGGTCAACTTGGACAAATCCAACCATTACTGGCGTAACGGCAAGCAGTTTAAGCAATATTGCCATTTTTAAAAACCAAGTTTGGTTTACGCAAAACGCAAGTCTAAAGGCGTGGTATTTACCGACTTTGAGCATTTCAGGCGCAGCTGCCGCAATTGACATGAGTTCGGTTGCCCAACTTGGTGGGTTCTTGGTTGCTGTTGGAACGTGGACGATTGATGCAGGCTACGGCGTAGACGATAACTTAGTGTTTATAACGTCCAATGGCGAGGTTATTGTTTGGGCGGGTACTGATCCCTCAGACGCTACGAAATGGGCGCTAGTGGGCGTTTGGAGGGTTGGCAAGCCTGTTGGCAAGCGATGCCTACTAAAGTACGGCGGCGATATGCTGATGCTGACTTACAACGGTCTGTATCCACTTGCTGCAAGCCTGCAATCATCCAGACTTGATCCTCGTGTTGCGCTGTCAGACAAGATTCAAGGCGCATTTACTGCTGCAACGCAAGCGTATGGCGGCAATTTTGGGTGGGACATTATGTTTGACCCACAGCACAATGCTTTAACCGTAAATGTGCCGGTTGCTGAAGGTCAACAACAGCAATATGTGATGAATAACATTACGAAAGCCTGGTGCAACTTCACAGGCCAATACGCTAATTGTTGGGCAATCTTTGACAACGAGCCATACTGGGGTGGCAATGGCTTTGTTGCCCATGCGTGGGATGACAACTATGCTGATGACGTAAGCGACATAAATGGCTATGCGTTGCAAGCGTTCAATTACTTTGATGCCCGTGGGTACAAAAAGTATTTCACTAGAGCTAGACCGTCAATCTTTACAAACGGCACACCGTCAATCTTCATTGGTTTAAACATGGATTTTGATTTGGCAGATACAACGTCGGCTTTAAGTTTTAGCCCACAAGTATCGTCTAAATGGGACGTTGCGTTGTGGGACGTAGGATATTGGGCCACGGACACGGTAATCACAAACAATTGGCAAGGCGTAACTGGTATTGGTTATTGCGCTGCAACACAGTTTAAATCTGCCTCGCAAGGAACGACAATTCTATGGGCATCGACGGACATTGTTTACCAACAAGGTTGGGGTGGCATATAACCCAAGGCGTTGACATAGGCCATTGGGTAGCAGAGCGAGTGCAGGGTAAGTATTTTGCAGACGGGTCGCAAGCAATTGGGTTAGAGCGTGACGGTCAGATTATTGCAGGCGTAATTTACGAGAATTGGAACAAAGCCTCAATTGTGTGCCACATAGCAATTGAAGGACGTATGACAAAAGGGTATTTAAAAGCGATATTTAGCTACCCTTTTGAGTTTTGTAAGGTAAAAAAGATTATTGTGCCGGTGAGCAGTACCCATGCAAAAAGCCTAAAATTAGTCACTAAGATGGGTTTTAGCGAAGAAGCAAGGGTTAAGGATGCAGCACCGGATGGCGATATTATATTTTTGACATTGGCAAAAGAAAATTGCCGATTTCTAGGGGTAGAAAATGGGTAAGTCAAGCGCAGCACCACCAGCACCAGATTATATTGGCGCAGCCAAGCAACAGGGTATTGATAACCTAACAGCGGCTAGGCAATCGAACATTATGTCTAACCCAAATATGTACACGCCATTTGGGAATCAAACTGTCACTTATTCAAACCCAACATTTGACCAATCGTCATATGAAACAGCGTTGGCTAAATACAACGCAGACAAAATTGATCCCAATTCTTATTATCGAACTGGCGAGGGCGGTCAAACAAGTTTTGACCAAGCTGGGTTTGATTTAGCCAATGCGAAACGAGGCGCTGCGCCAACCCGTGAAGGGTTTATGACTGGTGGCGGTCAACCGACTGTTACTCAAACGCTAACCCCACAAGCGCAACAAACGTTAGATGCACAGCAACGTGTGCAAACTTCATTAGCAAACCTTGGTGAAAGAGGCATTTTAAATGCTTACGCTACGCTTTCGCAGCCTTTTAATCCAACATCTACTGAAATAGTAAAAGATTTTACCGGATATCAGGCTGCGCCATTAGCCGATCAATATGGTTTAGCGCAAGCAAAAACAGCAGCCGATACATACGGTTTAGCACAACGACAAATCGATACAAGCGGTTTGACGCAAATGCCTACTAATGCAGGCATCAATGCTCAACAAGCTATTTTGGCTCGACTTGATCCAACTATTCAGGCCGGTGACGTATCTTTTAGGCAAGCATTGGCAAACCAAGGTTTAGCGCCAGGCACAGCTGCCTACGATGCTGCATACAGAAACCGTCAAATGGGTATAAACGACTTGTACAGCCAAGCTGCACTGCAAGGCATCAATATTGACATGGCAGCTCGTCAGCAAGGATTAAACGAGCAATTGTCGCAGGCCGGCCTGTACAACACGGCAGTTGGGCAAAACTTTGGTCAAGGTATTACTGCGGATCAATTGGCAAATGCTGCTGTGGGTCAAAACTTTGGTCAAGGAATTACGGCACAAGGTCAGCAGTACAACCAAGCACTAGCAAAAGCCCAGTTCAAAAATACCGCACAGCAACAGCAATTGGCTCAAGATTTGGCGTTACGACAACAGCCAATTAACGAAGTAATTGGTCTTATGGGCGGCTCACAGATTCAATTGCCTCAATTCCAAGGGTATCAAGGCATGAGCGTTGCACCATCACCAACTTTTGCGGGTACACAAGCGCAAGGACAGGCTGATATGTCACGGTATGGCATTCAGCAAGCTGGCGCT